ATTTCCTGCGCCAGTTTCATAACTTCGGCATTGGTCATGCCTGTCTGGCGCTGAAGAGACCGCAATGCACGCTCTATGTCATTGATAGACTTTTGATTGAGGCCTGCAGAAATTGTTTGGCCCAACTTCTTAGCCTGAGCTTCCGCAAGACCAATTTCCTTGCCGTATTTCTCCCACTCGCGCTGATGTTTTGATATATCAGTGCCAAGCGCACGCACCGAAACTTTTATATTAGCAAGGCTTTGAATCGCACCTTTTGCCACTTTTGTGATGTCTGCTTGCTCAAAGATGCCCTGCAATTCGGTTTCTATCTGCTTTGATGTCTGGCTAACCTTACGACCAACCTCTTCAAGTTTACGTTGTAATGGCGTGGCATCGCCATTTATCATGATATAAACGCCACCATGTGATGCATTATATGCCATGATTATTTACCTCCGCCAATTACAACTTTTTTACCGGACAGAACACTTTGTATGATTGCATCGATATTTGATAATAGCGTTTGTTCAGCCGGACGGATAAATGGAGAAGCCGGGACGTGTTCGCCCGTGTTTTCGCCCCACAGCCATTTGATATGTCCGTACTCAAGCAAGTGGGCGTGTGGGGCAGAAGCCCCTGCTATGTATTGCTGTTGGTTGAAACGACTACGTTTGCCCTTGATGCGGCTTTTCAAGTTCCCAGAGTTTTTCCACCACTTGACGCCCAGATTCGCAGACATGCTGGAATTTTCAAACTTCTTGGCGTTTTTCTTGATTTCAGAGGCAGCAAAGGAGGAGCATTTTTTAAGGATCTCTTCGAGATATTCGCCATATTGATCCATGATGTAGTCAATGGGTATGCCTACGTCATGTGTGCCTTGATGTTGCCGCGTTGCCATGCTTGCCTCTCAAAAAAAGAGCGGGGGTATTTGCCCCCGCCCCCTCCATGATTTAACGCCGTCTAGGTGCTATCGTATGGTTTCGTCTGTTGTTCCTTTGAGCTTCATCATTTTTTCGCTCTTTCGCTTCGATTCTACGAATTACATTTTCGACGGCCCGAACCTTTTTCCAGATGGCTTCCGATATGTCTATGTGCATGCTGTCAGCCAGCATCTTTAATGCGACGTAATCAAAACCTATTGTGCCGCCCATTCCGGCGACTCGTATTTGTGTTATTCCAGCCTGCAACAACCGCCAAGCATCATAGTTCCCTGGGAGTAGTTCAGGGCACCTGCCATCACAATCGTCGCATTTGGGAGGATTTTCCTTACCCTTATACGCAGTTTTGCAGGCATCGCAATACTTGGCGCCATCTCCTGCGTACCACTCCCAGACTTCGGCTAGTTTTTTTCTTCTTTCTCTACGCCAAATGATTCGGCGTTGATTTCCTGCTGGACGCGCAAGCAATCTTTAAAAGCCATCTCGTCTATATCTTTTTCAGGAATGCCAGCCATTGCTAAAACCATGAAAGTCTCCTCAAAGGGAACCTTCTTTTCAGCGGCCATTATTTTCTTTATGTCTTTTCCCTTCAGGGGAGAGATGTTATAAGTTTTTTCCTTGTCTCCAACAAGAACTGTAACTTGACGCGACATAGTTCCTCCTTTTGATTGCTACGCTTTTTTAATTCCTGTAAAATATCACATAGCAAAAATCGCTGTAGATGTAAATGATTATGGAATATGGTGCGTCACATGAACAACACAAATCGTCACTTTTATACTCGATTTAACGACATATGGGAAAGTGAATTAAAAAAAATTATCCCCATCGAAACAAAACCTGATATACGAGGTCTGGGCAACGCAGTTTTATTGCCATTGCGTAGGCGAAAAGATTTGCAGGTGAAGGCTTTTGAAGGAGGCGTTGTCAACAGTCGCGGTCAGTTTGTGTCCGGCGTGCAGCGATCAAAAAGGAATTTCCAACTACCGTTTTCCTGCAACAAAGGATATAGAGTAGAGGCCCCCAGATACGTTGATGAAAAAACAGTGTTTGGAGGCGTAATTTTCGGCCATTTCGGGCACGTTCTCATAGATACATGTTCAAGGCTGTGGCATTTTGCGGAAAATCCTGACGACGGTCTGCAAAGGGCCTTTGTGAGCACGCCTGAAACAACCTTCAAATACGGCAAACTCTTTGATCTGGCAGGCATGGACTGGAAAATCATTGAGGAACCAACGCGATTCAGGAAAGTTGTCGTACCGGGGGAGGCTTTTTTCTCAAACGACCGGGGGGGCAAAACATGGCTAGAATGGTGGGATTTTTTGAGGGAAAGAGCGCTTCAAGTCGCAAATCACGGCAAATTTCTCGACAAAATTTATCTCACACGCACGCAATTTACTGGAAATGACGGCATTAACGAAGAATTTTATGAAAAATACTGGCAAAAACTGGGATATACCGTCATTTCGCCTGAAAAACTGCCGCTTGAGGAACAAATTTGCCTCATTTCACACGCGAAAAGCGTTGTCTGCACAATGGGAACGCTTGCGCACATGCTTGTTTTCGCCCAAGACGGAATTGATGTGACGCTGCTCCTGCGTTCACCATCAAGCATTATGCGTGGCCAGATGGCAATTAACATGCTCCGGCGTTTCAACTGGCGCTGCATTGAGGCCACGATCAATCCACTTCCTACAAGCCAGAGCAACGGGGCTTTTTTCTATGCTCCAACGCCGCAATTTCGTGAATTTTGCGCAGAAAACGGCCTACCGCAGCCGGATGGCTTCACGCCAACGCCGGAAATGACAGAGGCGTACCTGCGAAAATGGGTCGCAAACTACTCAAAAATGCTTTCGTGGCATTACATCCAAAAAACGCCTTGCGTGGATTTCCTCGCCGCGTTGTCCTACTTCTTGACAGGTACGGAGATCGACAAAAAAACCTACGCAGACCACAAATACTAAAAAAGCCCGGACGAATCCGGGCTTAATGCGTTTCATACTATGAGGCGGCTTAGTAAGTGGCAACGCTGTTGACCAACGTGGCGACGACGACAGAATCATCAGAACTGTTAGCGAAATATGCCACAAAGGGGAATTGCGCCATGATGCCAGTCGGGCCGTCCACAGTCGGCCCTTGGTACTGAAGCTGTACTTCAGGGAATTTGAAAGACAGGCTGTTGCTGGCATCAATGGCGATATCAAGTTCAAGCGCCATTTCTGTTGAGGCTTTAGCAGCGGCAAGCAATGTGGTGTCCGTGAAAAGGCAGGACATTGTGCCGGTCACGCTCATAATGCCCTCTGGAATATCGTACACCATGCCCTGACCGCCGATTGTGCGGATAGAGGTGTCCAAACCATTGTCAATGGTGAAGTCCATCTGCGTACAAGTGGCAAAAGTGGTGCCGTCCTTTTTCAAAGCCGCCTGAAAGTTATTCAGTCGCTTCAACGTCACCAATGAGGCGCTGCTGTCGTAATCTGTAGTCGAATAAGCAGCATCACGGCCAGCGAGGGAGAAGGTGGCGGTCAGTTCTTCGTCGCCACCAACGGTCATACTCATTGAAGAGCATTTCACGCCAGTGAAAAGACCATACGACTCGGTTGCCGTGCCGTATGTGCACTGCACGACGCCTGACGGTGTGGTGTCGCTGACTTTGTAGACATGGGTGTATGTCGTTGAGCCAGTGGTCGTGGGAGCGCCGAGCAGCAACTTGAGCCAATAGCCAAAAGCGTTTACGTCAACAGGAACCACCACGTCGCCGGTCACCTCTGTGTTGCCATCGAACGGCTCAACGGGGTCACGACGACCTGTGAGGGTCTGGGCAGTATTTTTATTTCTGGAGACATTAAGCCCAAACGTATTGATTGGAAGAATCACGCCTGCACGGTCGGCAGCGTCGGGGAGCGTGCCGAAAACAGATTCATAGTCCATCAAACATTGGGTTTTATACCCTCTTGCGACTGGATCAGCCATGATATTTTACCTCCGAAGTCTATTTGTTAATTTATTCAGTAGCATTTTCACAATACCAGATGGTGTACTCCATAAGGATGCGAAAATACTTTGTTTCACCGTCAAACGAGTCAACATCTTCGTCGAGATGCGCTCCCCAAGGGCCGCTGGCTGGCATGACTGCGCGGACAGCTTTTGCGGCGTTTTTACAGTCTGTTAGACTACGGCCCCAACAATCAATCTGCATTTTGATGACTTCCAGACCAGACGCGCCCATGAGCGTGTTTGCCGGTCTGCCGTATATCCTCTGGAAACTGACGCAAGGCATTTTCGCCGTCTGTGGTATATACAGACAATAAATGCGATCACCGACGACAGCCGCAAGGTCTGCGCTTGACTTCAGCGTAGCGGAGAGGATTTTTTCAAAGTCTACGGCGCTTGGCATCACCAGCCCTCCGGCTCTTCTTCTGTCGTCGTCACATCTTCTGTCGTAACATCTTCCGTTGTTACATCTTCCGTTGTTACATCTTCAGTCGTAGTTGTGTCAGGCTCTTCCTGATCGTATTGTTCAAAACTATAGACATGACATCTTGCTATCGTTTCACGACATCTATTGTCCTGTAAAACGGCATCAATATTATAGTAGATTCCATTGTGCTGAATGTGCATGTCGGTAGTCAGGTCTGCCCGATACCTCATACGAATGTCATACGTTGCAACTGATTGCGTCTGGTCACCAGCAAAGAACTCATGCCCACGTTTCAACGGTTCAATCGCCGCCCAGACAGTTGCTATGACTTGCCAGCCGTCCGGCAAAGGTGCACTAAAGTCGTCCAATCCCTGTGTCCGAGAGAGAATCTGCACCCTGTGCCTGTAAGGACCAATGCGCATGACACACCTCTCAGCAATCGGGGATCAAATACGGGTCAAGCAGAGCATCCACGAAGTTCCGCGAGAACTCAAAGAAGTTACTTCCTGATACATAAGACTCGCGTTGCTCATAAAAATCGCCTAGCCGCGTGAACATCCATTTGACCATATCTTCAGGCACTTCGCCATCAGTATAGCCACAAGTCAGGGTGACAACGACTTGTCCTTTCGGAAAGTCAACAGCCGGTGTCAATGTCGCAAAAAGCGGCACAGCAAGACCGCCAGAAGCGAACTCATACAACGCAGGGTCAACCTCAACGCCATCGACCTTTACTGACGTACAAGCAGAACATGGAGTCACCGGAACTTGTGACGACATCAGAAGCTCTCCAGCAGTCCATTGCCATGAAGACGTGCGAATAACACGCCGAGTCTTTCCCTCTGCTTCGGCACGCGCCGCAGAGATCATCATCGCAATCAGGTCGTCATCGTCGTCAGTATCTACACGCAAGTAAGACTTGGCATCGGCAAGCGAAATAGGTTCGCTGCCTGTAACTTCAATGCACGCCAAAGATACTGTGTTTGCGAGATACTGAGACATGGCTTACTTCCTGCGTTTTCTGCTTTTCTTGGCGACGGCTTCAGCGACTTCTTCCACGGCATCAGTAACGGGGGCTTCAACCACAGGAGCTGGCTTTGCCTTCTTTGGCGCGTCCATAAAGACAGCCTTTTTCCTTGAGACAAAATGCCTGCACGCATCGGCGGCCATCTCAATGACGCAGCCTTTCGGATAGTGCCGCTTCGTTTTGTCCTGCACTGTGACATCTTCAATAAACTTGATCAGCATGGTTTACTCCAAGGCGGGGCCGAAACCCCGCCCGTGTTTTCGTCAACCGCTATTCAGTGGTTGTTGCCTCGGAGGTGGTTGTGGTTTCGCCACCGCCGCCAGCACGTTCAGCCAGAGCCACAAAGGCACTGTACGTCGTCGTGCCATCGCTGCCAGTGATGGGGGCAGTCCACCAGGGCTTGCCGCCGATGCGCATAATGAAGCGGTAAGTCATAATGTCATAATCGAAATAGAGGTGCATGGACACGTCAGCACGCATACCAACGGTCTTAGTAACCGCCATATACTGCGTGAGGTCGAGCAGCATGATGTCGCCCACGTCGCCAAGAGCGGAGCAGGCTTCGGAGGCAATGACAGGACGGCCCATCAAGCGGCTATAAGGACGTTCTTCAAGGCCATTCGGAGGCAAGTAAACAGGAACGGCTGTTCCAGTGCCGGGGAACGCCATTGACATGAGCTGTTCGCTCACAATGGGATTGCACACCCAGATGGCGCGGTTTTGTCCTCGTGCATGCAGACGCGACCACATGGCGCAGATATTCTTAAATGTGACGGTATCGGCGGCCTGATCAGCTTCAGCGTCAACAGTCACAAGAGCATCGGAATTGAGCACGCCAAGAGGCTGGCCGTAGGTGTCGCCAGTGCCACTGATAATCGCCTTGTTCAGCGTGTAGCCCAACACTTCCGGCACACGGCTGGAAATATAACGGCTGACTGCCGGGGCATCTTCCAGAATTTCCTCGGTGACAGGGAGCAGGGCGGCCAGCTTTTGCAGCTTGATCGTGGTCTCGCCAAGAGCCACTTTGCTTTCGGTGATCTTGCTGCCTTCAGCTGTCCAGTTGACGCGCACGCCGCCGGTAGCCTGCCAAGGAGTCGTCTGGTCGGTGGGAAATGTCAGGGAGTTGCTTGAGCTGGTCTGCTGGTCGCAGAAGCTCAAAAGTGATGCTTCGCCCAACACTTTGCGCCAGATTTCATTGCGGAAGTCCGGTGGCACAGCATATCCACCATCGGCGGGAGTCCCTTCCGAAGATGTGGCACTGGGAGCGTCGAGCAAAAGGCGCGGATCAATACGACCGCCGCCACGGACACTTGCTTTCTGCACGGCCAACGCGAACTCGCCCATGTGGTGGAAGCCATGCTGTCCGTACTGACTGGGACCCGCATCCACAATGGATTTGTATTCCTTGACGACAGGCTTCTGCTGAACCTTGTGAGGCTGCATGCCACTTGCGAGAATAGCGCCAGCTCCGGCATCTTCCTGCGCTGCGGGGGCTTCGGGAGCCACAATGCGACCAACGCTGCCCTGCAAATGCGCGGCTTGTGCCTGCATACGTTCACGGCGGTCAATGTCCACCTGAAGCGCGTCAAACTCATCGCAGCAAGCCTTGATCTGCGCTGCTTCGTCTTCAGTCAGAGGGCGGCCTTCGGCATCGGCTGCGGCTTGCACAACCTGAGCTTTTTCAGAAAGCACAGTCTGACGGGTCATAAGGTCTTCAATGGTCACTGCCTCACAACAGAACTTTTGGGCCACGCCGCCTAACATGGCAAGCGCTTTTTGGATGCTAGACATTTTACTGTCCCTCCAGTGTTTTATGCCTGCCCGCATGCGCGGCGGCTATTACATTTTAACGCCATACGGGCGACCATCGCTCGCATAGCTTTATCCTGCGGCAGCGCTATTTTTTCGGCCACCACAGGAGTGTTTTTGTAACGATAGCGGCTCAAATCGTATTTGGCCGCGATCTCAATGGGATCTGTAATCTGATCTACAAAACCGGCCTTAAGCGATTCGTCAGCATTGAACCACGTTTCGGCGTTCATCCAATCAGAGATTTGCTCCAATGTTGATTTGTCTTTCGTCTTGGCAGCATATGTTCCGGCCAAAGAGTCGCGTACAAGGTCAAGCTGGTCGGCGACCTTTCGCATCTCGGCAGAATCGCCAGCCGTCATCGTCCACGGATTGTGAATCATGTAGACGGCATTCCCGGCCATGCGCACCTCGTCACCGGCAAGAGCGACAACGGACGCAATGGACAACGCCATGCCGTCAATCTCAGTCACAATGCGTGCTGGAAACTTCTTGAGGCTGTTGTACATGGCAAGGCCGTCGAACACGTTGCCACCCGGTGAATTGATGCGGAGCGTGATCTCTTTCACTCCAGCAAGGTTTTTCAACTCGTCAGACAAGTCCTTTGCCGTGACAGAATCACCGCTCCAGCTTTCGCCAATATCACCGTAAAGCCAGATATCGGCGCGGTCTTTCGCTTTATTCTCAATTTTCAGGGCCATTTTCGCCCTCCTGTGTTTCATTCATTCCTTGCGACTGTGCGGCAGCGGAAATAGGAATCATCTGCGCCTGCACAAAGTGTTCGTCGCCGCCTTCAACTGGTGGCAAGTCTTCCCATGCGCGGCAGTCGTTGATGCTGAAAATTCCGTTCGTCACGCCGCCCTTGTAGTATTCCATGCGGGACTTGTTATCGCCGCGCAAAAGGCCGCGCACGTCGATCTTTGTGTAATAGCCGTCTACAGAACCTCGTAGCAACTTGTAGTCTGCTTCTTCTTCCAGCTTCTTAACCCACGGCATGAGCGCGTCTGTCACAAACTCCAAGCTCTGGTGCTCAATGTTGCTGAAAGTGGCGCGTTCCATATCTGCCAGCTTGTGAGGAGGCACGCCGAACCACCTTGCAATTTCCTCAATGCCAAAGCGTCTTGACTCAAGGAATTGGGCATCTTCGGGCCTGATTGTAACCGCCTCAAATTTCATGCCCTCTTCCATAAGGATTGGCTTACCGGCGTTCTCGCGGCCCATGTAGCGTTTCGCAAATTGCGTTTTAAGGCGCTCTGCGGCTTCTGGAGAAAGTCTGCCTGGATGCGTAATGATGCCAGACGGGACAAGTTGATTCTCCATCAGCTTATTGTTGGTGTCCTCGGACGCCAAGCCTGCGGCAATACTCTTGGCAGCATAGCCAACAATTGAGTCGCCAATAAGCCCGTCACCCAAGCCCTTAAGGTGGAAAATCCGGCTTTGCGGAAGCTCGAACACGCGGCCATCCAGGGCAAAGTACCTATAAAAAACGTCAAGCGTTTCTTCGCTGCGGAAAATCTGCATGCGACTGGGCAGCAGACGCCAGAGAGCGCGTGGCATGCCGTTGCGTGAAAATTCGATCTCCGCGTACCCGTTGCCCCATAAAAGGGCATCACGCACCAATGTTTCCTTGAAACACATGGCCGACATTTCTTTGCATGGGCGTGAATGCAAGAGGTAGTGAACGGGATGACTCCACTCCTGCCGCATGTCACGGAGGACAGACCACGGCAACCACCCGATAGTCTGGGAGATCAACGCCGTTGCGCGATAGACAGCACTGTACGTTCTCGCCCTGTCAGGAGTAACGGCCACGCCGCCAGTATAGGCGAAAGGCTCTATCTGAATTTCTGGTAAATATGGCGCTGTCTGCCTTTTTGCAAAGATTCTGCTAAACCAGCCCATATTTCCCCCTAAAGTTCGATGAATCCGCGATTTTCGTACACGGATTCTGCATCTTCATGCAATTTTGCCCGCGAAAGTGCCATGATTGCGGCCACAATTCCGTCTATTTTGTTCTCCGGCTTTTCCTTGCCGGGATAGTAAGACTTAGTTTTCGTACTGCGTAACACCACATTACTGGCCTGCCACGTCAGCATCGGATCGCCGTCGTGGTGGAGCTGTCCGGCCAGATAAAGCGCCTCAAATTCTTTCATCGGCTCGGAGATGTTTGCCGGGCCTTGATTGATTTCAACGCAAGGAAAAGACACCTGTTCCCGCACTTCCTGCATTAGCATTTCCGCCTCGTGCGGATCGTATGCTAATTCCTGAATCGAAAATTCTTGTGAAAACGCCAGCAAGTCATCCATCAGGTAACGGTAGTCAGTTCGTGCGCCGGGAGTCTCCGTTAAAAATCCCTCAGCTACCCACCGCTGATAGTGGCTGTTTTCCGGCAAGTTAATTGTGTCCTCTGGCAAGTAATACTTTCCGAACAGATAATATTCGTCACCGCGTCGGAACATCAGCATCATGGCCGTGAGGTCAACTTTGCTGGCCAAGTCAACGCCGATCCAGCACTTTTCGCCCTGAAAATCTTTGAGGGCTATGTCTTGCTGGCAGGCGTTCCACTTCACCATGTTGATCCACGCTGTGCCAGTGTTGCTCCATATGTTCAAATGCTTACACTTCAGGATGTTTTGACGGCTTGCCAAGGTCATGGCTTCGCTTCGTCTCGCCTCAAGAAAATCTTGATAAATCGACACGCCAGCATTCGGATTTGCTTTTTTCCACGCTTCGGGCTTTGTCCAATCGTCCTCATCATCGACGCTGTAGATCACGCTGAAAAGCGTATCGTTCTTGAGCGCTCCATTGAGGACTTTGATGGCTTCATCACGCTTGGCGTAGCAGGGATGTGAGCTATCAATGCCAGCCGTTGTTATCACGACAAGCATCGGCTGAGAGCGTGCTCCCATGCCTGTTAGCATCGTGTCATAAAGCTCCGGCGTCGGGTGTTCGTGGTATTCGTCAACGATGGCACAATGAGGGCTTGCACCGTCGCCGGGTTTGCCTATCAACGGTTCAAATTTACTGGCGTTGTCGAGTATCCAAAGCGCTTTTGCACCGATGCCTATGCCGAAGTGCTTGGCAAAAGCCGGATTCTTAAGGCACATCTGCCTAGCTGGTCCAAATACTTCCCACGCTTGCTTCTCGCTTGTTGCTCCGGCGTAGACTTCCGCACCCGGTTCATTGTCAGCGCAGAACATATATAGCCCGACTATTGCACCGATAACGGACTTGCCGTTTTTTCTGGGAATTTCGTCATATATCTCGCGGAAACGACGCAAGCCGTCTGATTTGCGAAGCCAACCGAAAGGCACAGCCAACAAAAAACACTGCCACGGCTGTAACATAATGCGCTTTCCTGCCCATTCACGACCCTTCACATGAACCATCATTGAAGCAAAAGCGCATATTCTATTGGCTGCATTGACATCCCAACGAAAAGGAAATGTCTTTTTCTGACTCGCCTTTAAGTCGTCAAGGTGACGCCTGCACGCATTTTTAACATGTGCACAAGCCTTAACGCGGCCAGAAACGACTTTCTTTGCGTAGTCAGTCGCAATGGTTGCGAAGTCTTTTTGTGCTGCCTTGGTAGTCATTTGATTAAGCATACACCAAGGCAAAAAGGAAAATAAAGAGAAAATAGGATTTTCTGGACGGTTTTTTTACTGAAGTTCTTGCGTAGCTGCCTCGGACTTCATCAGTTCACCAGAAGAGAATTGCTCCCACTCGTTCTCTTTTGGCTTTGTATCTACTTTTATCTTTGAACGCGACGCAGGAGTTAAACCGAACTCAACAAGAAATTTATGAATCTGATCTAGCGAATTGTTGATGACATACAACGCCGGATTACGCATCGGCATTTCGTTTTTACCGTAGATGATCATCCCGTCAGTATTGATGACTTTAACAGCTTCGACCCATCTGGCATACGCTTCAGCATAAGACGCCAAAGCGACATCATCACCCTCTTTAAAAACACCAAGACGGTCAAGAAGCTCAGCCTTACGCGCATATTCCTCAGCAGCCAACGGTGAGAGGTGTGCTGGTGGCGTAAGGTCTGACGCCTTGCCTGGAGTCGGAGCTTCCTTGTTATCACGCCAAGGTCGATGCGTCCCTTTCAGCTTTTTGATCTCAGCGGGGATTGTCTTTCTTCCACAGTTGCTCTTTCCTGCCATCGCCATCCTTCCTTTTCCTGCCGTGGTGTTCTTCATGGCACGCCCTGCACACGGCCTCCAGATTGTCCCAAAAATCGTTGAACTGGTTGTGGTCTTTGTGATGCACTACCGTAGCTGGTGCTCCACATCTTTCGCACAGTGGATTTTGCCGGAGCTTTGCCGCACGCAATCGCTGCCAAGCAGCGCCGTAGCCACGCTTTGTCGAACCGCCTCTGTTGTCGTGGGTCTTGCGGTAATCCTGCCGCCGCTGCTCCCGTTCCTGTGCCATGCTCTGGTGCTCCACGCAAAAGCCGTTGCGCTCGGTGGTCAGGTTATTGCAACCAGCCTTGAGGCATGGCTTTGGCGGTCGCTGCGGTGCGCGTTTTTGCGTAGGGGAAATTCCCTCACGCGGGGAGTGGGCACGGGGAAGGAGAGGAGGCTGGGGAGGAGAGGAAGGGGTTGTGTTACGTTCTATCATGTTCGTGTTACGAAAGCTCTATTCTGGCCTTGTGAAAAGGAAGGGCGCACGCTCGGTCTACAACGAAAAGCCGTAGAAATTTCACTCCCCCCCTCCATGTGGGGGGCGGCCACCCTTCGGGAGCCAACTTCCGACCGGCATACCCCCACCTATATCCCTAATTTCACGACCAACTCGGAAGACCACGGCATCAAGAATACTGCCTCCCATATATGCCGAAACTGAGATGATCGCGGCCTCTACGTTTGGCCCAAGGTGGTAGTAATCAAGGCCCCAAAAAACCACTTGCCCAACAAAGATGGACGTGGTTAGGCTGGTAAAGAAATGGCGCCAGCTTTGCCAGCCGTATTTAGTAAAGCGGACAAAGGAGGCAGCCAGAGAGAGCAACAACGGCACTCCGGCACCAGCGAAAAGCTCGCTCAAGTTGCCCCAGAAACCAGTCCCGTCAGTCATCCTTGTCTCTCCCATGACGCGCCTCCATTTTGCCTGACCACTCGCGCAAGGCAGTCAGTCTGGCGTCACACACATCCAGAGCCTCTTGCAGGTCGATAATGTACCTAGTAGCCGTGACAGCGTAGGCTTTAATATCATCGCCGTGCATCATTGACTCCGGCACTCGTGGTTTATCGCAGGCTGCCATTAGCGCTTGAGGAGGCGTCACAACTATTGTCTGAGGCGCTTTTGCACAGCCCGTCACGACAACGCTTGAGCAGGTCAGCAATAGTATCAGCGGCATCAGCATCTTTGAGGGCATCACGTTTCTCCTGCGCTTCATGCGATATCGTGTTACGTTTTTTATCAAACGTAGCAAAGGCCGAATTGTCAGCATCTCTGGCATCTTGCATCGTGGCTATTGCTGCTGCTTCACGCTCGGCTATCAAGTCGGCATTCCGCTTCCACTGCCACCAGTTGCAGAGCAAACTAGATATAAACACAACAGCAGCGACTATATACACAGCACGCATCACAACGACTCCACATACTTTCTCAGATCCTCAACCCTGTTAAGCCAACCTCTCAGAAACACCTTCTGGCTTACGTTGCGTGCCACAATCTGCCGATAAAAATTCTCTCTAGCATCTAAGATAGCTTGCCGCACATCTACGCTGTTGTTGTTGATCAGCGCCGCACGTGTCAGAGGGCCTAGCTTACCATCTACGTCCAGCCTTGAGCCGACGCCAACGGTGTTGTATCCACGCTGCGCCAACCTGACAGACTGAGCACATCCGCTGTTGACCGCCGCATCATAGAGCAGAACGGCCATCTGTACGGGCAGACTGTCAAGGTTAAGCCGATCCCAAAATTCATGCCGAAAGATGGCGCGTGCTTGGGTTTTGCTGAGATTACGGATTGTCTCTTTTGAAACAGGCATAGGGTAGACACCTAAGTCAATCAGCCATTGTTGATTTTTTGATGTGCTTGCCAAGTCTGACAAGAACGCTAGGGATACGCCGTAATGCGTCAACCCGCCTTTGTCAGCCGCGTCGTCGCTCAAACCGCCTTCCCATTTCGCCGTGAAATTCTGCGCCAAATCGAAATGCCCTACCATGTCTGCTCCTCAATTTGCGCAAGGATAACACGCAAAAAAGATCACAGACACCCCGCTGAACTATTTTCTGGACGGTTTTTTTCGTTAAAATCTCTGACTCTCACCCAGAACCCTTGATGCCCTGAAATAACGTACCTGAGCCTGATTCCGCATGCCGGACATTCACAATAAGCGTTCACAATATTTCCTGCCTTTCTTACACCGTACAGCCTGAGACCCTCGGAGTCTTGACCGCACTCTGGGCATGCAGGAAATCTGACTGGCCTCCCGCGTTCAGGCATTTTTACCTGCCATATCAGCAGCCAAAGCTAAATAACCGCAAGCGTCAACATAGTCGTCTTCATGATATCTACCGTTCCGCGCCCTAGCTATCTTTAGCAACGCCATCATCACCGCCACGTCATGACCGCTGGTGGCCCTGCCAGAATATATGCTCCATAACGCAGCTATTGTGCTGAAGCAGTCCTCTGGATTGCCGTACTGGTCTTGACGTTCACCGTTGATTACGTCATGCGCTTTAAGCAAAATATCACCACGGGAAATTACTTTTTCCTCCGTTAGATACTCCACCTGTTCCTGCGCATACGTAGGTATTTCCGTTGGCATTTTCTCGTCATCCTCCAGCGCTGTCCTGTTCAAACATTTCCCGCACAAACCGCCGTTTGCGGACTCAGCCAACGTCAAAATTGTCCCGCACCTCTCGCAGTGTAAGTCATAATCATGCAAGCCCATCAGCCTTCCCACTCCACGTTTGCCATGCGTATTGCAGTCACGATAGTATCAAGGGATTCGTCATAAACACGCTTTGGCCCCTCGTCACAAATCACGGCTTTTTCCAACTCTCTCGCCTCACCCATTACAGCGCATGCGCCGTAAGTGAGAGATTTAAACGCCCACTTGTGCGCTCCTCTCGCATAGCGTAGGCGGCTTGCAATGTGGGCAAGCAGTCTCCGCCCGCGTTCGAGATCGCCATTGCCGATCTCGACAACGACTTCCGGCGACACCAAATCCCTTTTCGCCATTATTTTTCTCCGATCTTTTTGATTTGCCATGTGCCGCCTTTTGACTTCATGACATAAGCGAACACAAACCACGGGTACTGTTCTGCGGCAATTTTATATTTTATCCATGCTTTTTCACGCCAGAACCCTTTTGTTTCATGCAGTTCCAATGTCCCGTCAGGCAGAATAAGCAAAAAATCTGGCGTATACGTCGTCCTGTCAGCCAGACGGAGACTCATCGGCTCATAGCGCCATGCAAGAACATCTCCCGCATACACCAGTGAATCTAGATATGCAGCGTATTCAACCTCCAATTTTGACCGCATGCGCTCTGTGCCGTAAGTCGCGCCTGCTTTCGGCAAACGAACAGTGGCTTTCTTGCTGCGCATTTTTGACGATTTCTGCGAGGCAATAGGCGTTGTGTTGCGCTTCGCAGCAAGGGAGGCTATCTGGTCAACGGTCAAATTCTTGTAGTCTTTGCCGCGAATATCCTTTGCCAAAATTGTTAGCATCAACAACCTCCTGTCCGTGAGGATCTGTGTTGTTCGCGTATGGGCAGTGCAGACAAATCAAATCTCCATACTGGCCTATGAAGCAGACGTCACAGCCCATTGTCTTCGCCTTGAAGCGTAAATCCACCGGGATCGTCGCCTTCAACGAAGTCACAGAACGCCTTGTTAAACCGCATCCACATAGTTCCTGTCCCTGAACTTCTGCCCTTTGCCACAATCATTTTGCAGGGCATGTTGGCATCTCTCACAAAACGGCGATCCGTATGCAGGAACATGACGATATCGGCGTCCTGCTCAATAGCGCCTGATTCTCGCAGATCAGACAATTCCGGCGCTCGGTTGGACTGCTCGCCGCTACGGTTAAGCTGCGACAAGAGCAACACTGGGCAGTCGCAGTCCAAGGCAAGCTGCTTGAACGACCGCGACATTTCGGCAACCTCACGTTCACGGCTGTTGCTTTTCTCATTCGGCAGCATGAGCTGCAAATAGTCCACCACCACAAGGCCGATATGTTTATCTTGTTTTGCTAGCCTCCGCACTTCCCGTGGCGTCATGGCCTGCACTGAACGCTCAACAATCCGCAGCGGCAGGGCCTCCAAATTTGCTTTGGCCTGCATGATTTTAGGCAAGATATTTGGCGCGTATTCTACGCCTTCACGAAAGAAACGGCTGTCAATGCGTGATTCACGGGCCAGCATTCGTGCAGCTACTGTTTCGTCTTTGACTTCACGGCTAATAAACAGAACAGGCTTGCCCTGACGTGCCACCTCAACGGCCAGACAACCAGCCAAAGCCGTCTTGCCCATTCCGGGCCGCGCTGCCAACACGGCCAGTTCACCGGGAACCAAACCGCCCTTGAAAATGCGGTTAAGCTGCCCCCACGGTGTCGCAAGAGGCTTTGCAGCCACTCCAGTGGCCAGCTTGTCAACCACGCGCTGCATAATGGCCGAAAGGCTATAATCAGCGCTGTCGATGCAACCGCCCTCCAGTTTCTCAGCAATTTGAACAGCAGCGGCAGCAATCTCAGTCGGGTCGTTGCCGTATTGCTGGCAGTTGGAGACAAGCGCCGCACAAGCGGCCTCGGCCTGCGCCTTCAAGCCTTCACGGCGTACAAGATCGGCAAGATGCATAATGGCATCTTCATGGCTGGCAACGATGGACAACTCGCAGAATGAAGCTACGTCTAGCGGCGTCACGTTCCGGTATTCGTCCGAACTGCGAAGCCACTCAGCGACAGATACCGGGTCAGGCCGTTGATGCTTTTCAGCAATGGCGGCAATGGCGTGATATACGCCTGTCGCACGGAAATCCCTGCCTAAAAGGCTTGCCGGACAAGCTGCCAACACAGCGTCGGCGTCAACTGTGCGCTGGATAATGCCAACAAAGGCGGCACGCACAAACTCAACTTCGTTGTCTCGTCGAAGGTCGAACGTGTTCTGGCTCATTGCTCCAGCCTCCGGTCGTACTTGCCTTCGATGACCTTGGCGAAATTGCGAGGATGGATAAGCCACTCAAGGTCAGCGTAAAACGGTTTTCCATCCCTGCCAGTTATTTGGCCTGTAAGCCAAGGGCAATTTTCGCGTACATGGGCAAGCAAGGTTCGCCAATAGGCAACACCCTCCTCTGCGGTCGCGTACTTCCCCGCCTTCCATCGGTCAGCCCATCGGGCACGCATGAGCTTTTCCCTGTCGTTGTCCCAGATTTTCACCCGTGGGAGCATAGGCAGCTCTTCGTGATACGCCTGAACAATCGCCTTGTGAGGGCAGGTGGGCAGGTCGGGCTTGTCCGACCCTCTCTTCTCTTCTTTCTGTTCCTGCTCCTGTTCCTGCTCCTGCTCCTGATTAGGCGAAGGATGCGCGAAGGCTTGGGCAAAGGCTTTGACATAGGCTTCGCCTAAGGCTTCGGCAAAGGCTTTAATCTTGTGATATATTTGATTTTTTAGCTCACATTCAGGGCAGTTTTCCAAGCCGGCAGCCCACGATTTGAGGACATTCGGGCTTTCAGGCTGGTTGTACTTCATGAAGTTAGGAAGCCACATTAAACCGTCGCTTTCGGCGTACTTTACCATCCCCTTTTCTAAGACTTCCCGAAAGGCTTCGGCAAAGGCTTTCGCCGTCCATCCCATCTCTGGAGCTAAGCCTTGCTGAAAGGCTCTCAACGTGCCTATGGCTGTGGTTTGCGGATGGGTTAGCAGCATGAAGAACACCAGCTTTGCATTGTCGGATAATGCGCGAAACTTGGCGTCGTTCCAAATTGCGGGGGCAATCTTGCGATACTTAGCCATTTTTACCTTGCCCCCTTTTTTGAATTGCATGTCCAACAAAGCGGCTGTAGGTTGTTAGGTGATAGCTTGCCGCCTTTTGAAAATGGAACAACGTGGTCTAAGTCTAAACTCTGCCCATTGTTGAGTCGCAACGCACATTCACCTTTCCAAGAAAAAGGGATATTAACCACTTTTGCTCCACACAAAGAACATTGATAGTTAAACTTATGATAAACATACCATCGCAATGCTTTGTGCGATGGGTATTTTGAGTTAAATCTGCTATAAGAATTAACAGTCCAAATCTTGCCGTCAGGCGTAATAAAACTATTGACTTTCGTGTTCTTTTCAGGCATTATCTTCTTACCTCGTAAGTTTTTGTTGGTTCCCGTTTCATGCCCCTGTTTGCTCGCAGGGGCTTTTTTATTCCTCTATCAGTTGCTTGCACTGTCGGCATCGTCTGCAGGCTCTAGCCTTCTCCACCCACCCGTGATGCAGACCGCATGGCCTTAACTCAGGGTATTCACGACACCACTGCTTGACTTTTTCCATATCCCCGGCTCCGGCGTCTTTCTCCACGTCAAACGGCAACGCGCACACAACTCGCATCATGTATTACAACGGTCACGAATGTATGCGCTGTCAGGCGATTGTGTGACTGACTTGTCCAACGCAGGGTCGTATCCTGGGATCATAGACGGGCACACATCGAGCTGCCGGAAAAGGAGGGCCAGTGCTATGTTGACGACTTCGCTTTTGGACACCTCGCCGGACGTTGCGGCCACAATCTCGTACAGTCTTTTCTCGTTGTCCGTATCAAGACGGACGGAGAATGGTTGGGATTTAGTTGTCATTGGATGCCTCCATCAGTGCAAGCCGCTGCATGGCTTCACGCAAAGCATCTGCCTTCATGGACGCCATATCCATGCGTTTCCCGGTAAGCACTCTCGTAAGCGTTACAGGTGTCACTCCAGCCGCATAGGCAAGCCTTGTGGCAGGCATCTTGTGTTCCCTCAAAAACGACAAAACTTCATTTACGATAGGTGGTCTTTTCATGCCAGCATTTTACCAAAGGGTTAAGAAAATTTCAACAAAAAGATTCTCTCTGGTATTTGTCTAGAAAACTTCCCAATGGTATCGGATTTGCCATGAAGACATTTATTCAATCCGCATTGGACATATTGGAAAAGGCCGTCAAAAACGTAGGCAACCAAAACAAGCTGGCCGAGCGAACTGGGGTGAATCCCGTTACGCTGAATCGCTGGCTTTCTGGAGCACGTAGTCCCAAGCTGGCAGAAATTGGCAAAATATTTGATGCTTTAGGCGTTACGCTGGCTGAACCAGGCATTGATTCGGCAGAATACGCCATGATTCCAAAGGTCGAAGCAAAGGCGGGGGCTGGCAGTTCCTTAGTCACTGATGGAAGTGTCCAAGGATATTATGCTTTTAGGCATCCTTTTTTGCACCGTGTTGGCATTTCCAGCTCCAAGTCTGTAATGATGGACGTTATCGGAGAGTCAATGCAGCCTTTGATAATGCCCGGAGATACAATTCTGGTAGACTGTTCTCAGATTGAACCAAAGGACGGAGGAATTTTCCTTGTCGGTTTTGGTGAGGAATTGCTCGTCAAGCGAATGCAACGCACGCCTCGCGGGTGGCTATTGATTTCACAGAATCCCGACTATGAGCCAATACATGCCGAAGGCGCAGACGTTGATGGTTTACGCATCTATGGCCGCGTCCGGTGGTTTGGGCGGGTGGTGTAAGGAGTCATATATCAATGACAGATATATCATTTGATGAAATTGCATCAAAGGTGCTTGCTATTTGCTATGAATCATTCCCTGTTCCCTGTGATTTTTACCAAAATGATTTTATAAATACTGATAAAAATAGCGTAAATGAAGTATTTTATTATACATTCAAAAAACTAAAAGATTTCGGTTACATTACGTTTCCAAAGCCTTCAATGCCTTGTATCTCGTTTTTTAGCGTAGAGCTTACAGAAAAAGGGTTAAGCATATTGAATACACCAAACAGCTTAAAACCAAAAGAAAGATTAGGACAAACATTATTAAAATACATAAAAGCTGGGGCAAGAGAAATGGCCTTTGAAGTTGTTAGAACAATCGTTCATTTAGGAGGTCTTGGGTAGCCTTTTATAGTTATTATTGGCATATCGTTGTCAGATGAAATACTTATGATAACATCTGTTACATACAAACCCTTGGGCCAAACATCTGCGCCATTTATGTAACACCCACAGAGTTGATATGTTTTTATCGGAACATCAACATTGAGTATAACTTGCTCTTTTCCTGATTCTATAGACGATACGAAAACTTTATTATCTTTTTTTATATTCTTTTTTTGTCCATTGTTTTCAGCCAGATTTTGTTTGTCCATGTGTCCCCCCTAAAATCTTGGGCTGTGAAGCCCTTCCCGCCGCCAACGGCGTTTGTCCTGCCGCGCCTTTTTAAGCAGCCGTTTTATCCCCATCTTCCTAAAAACCGTTACCACGGTATTATCGGCATTGCTCATTATTACATAGAGCTGCCCGCGCTTAATCGTCCGACAGTTGGCGTTTGTCGCCACCTCATGCCCATGACAGAGGGCATCCCATATGTCCTCGTGGGTAATACGCCTCTCCGCGCATCGTTTTTGAGCATGGTTGGTCATTCTCAGCATACAAGCCCCGCCACCTCCACTATTGGCAAAAAAAATAATATGAAAAATAATGCCATCAGGCAATAAACTTCTTGACATTTTTTTACCTTTTGGTATTCTGACCTTGCCAACGGGGAAGAGCGCCGAACACGATCCACGGGTCAGAGTAGGCACAGGCTCCGAACCGAAGGCGACCGTCTGGGGCAGGATTCCAGAGGCCCGAACCACGAAGCCAAGCGCTTCGGAGCAGTAGGAAACCGCGAGAGATGCCCAGAATGACGGGGGAAATGCAGGACGATAGCTTAGCCCGGCTAAGAAGGGGTGCCCGAAAAACCACGGCGTGATGCGCCGGAGCCGTAAAGGCGGGAGTAACCTTAACCTTGTATCCCTCCACCTTGTCTCGCAGGGGCTGGAGCAACCAAGTGGCCGCACGAGTCGGGGTTTCGCAGGGGTCGATTGTCAGAGAACAACAGGCTTATGCCTTGGTTGATTTTTGAATGAAATTCATTTACAAGTCAAGCATGAAATTTATGCAACCAACACAAAATGAAAATTTCGTGCTAGACGGTGAAGAACTAGGAGGATTCTCTATGTTCACATCGCCTACCGAAATGGATGAGTTTGATGCTGCTATCAGGGCTGTACTCAAGGCAAAGCAAGAAGAACATCATTTAACAGACGATGCTTTAGGCAAGATGGCATTTGGTTTTATGACCGGTCGGCGTACAAAAATCCAAGCAATCTTTGTGGGCCAAGGTGCAGACAAATACCGAAAGCTGCAAAAGCTACGGCTGACTGACGTTATGAATTTGAGTGAGGCTCTTGGCATGAATTTACAAGAAGTCATGAAGAAGGCCAAAAAGTACTTGAAGGAACAGGCTCAAAATAAAGAATGAAATTCATTCGATTTAATCCTTGACATTTGAATGAATTTCATTCATTCTCTACCCAACGAACAGCTCAAAAGTTCGGGTGGTAGATCAAAGGCGTGGAGAGCGACCGGGCTGCCAAAGGCAAAGGTCTTGAACTTTAACGTGGCAGTGGTTATGTATGAACTGGAGGCACTAATGAACAAGCTGCGCCGTATCGCGGATATGCTCGAAAAGCTAGGTGTCGCTGGCATTGCGCTTGCCATCTATCAAGAGCAATCTACGGGCGTTGGATGGGCGATTCTTGCCCTTCTGTTAAGCATCTGCCTCACAAGGAGGGAATCATGACAGTATGGACAATTTATGCCGTCATTGTCGTATCCCTTGGCGCGTATGGGGTATATCTCAGAATGACTAACTAGAGAGGTACGTGACAAAACATTTACAGAGGCCCCCGGAAACGGGGGCACACAACTTTCACAGCCCCCTTGATTATTATTGGGGGCTTTTGATTGTAGTTTCATGCACGTTGATACATCACAGGTCTGGGTGTAACAGCACTTGGGCCAAATGATAGATCAACCTCAACCCCACTGGAGTTTAACCATGTATTACGCTTTTATTTCTGAAGACAGTTCGGAAAACCAATATTTTGAGACACTTGGGGAAGCCAGACACCACCTTGAACATTTCAGATGTATCGAGACACAATTAACGTATGATTCTGAGAAGCTGGTGAACGACAACTACGAGCCATGCCTAGTGCGCTGCTTTGCCAAGGAATCCGACCTGCCGGACGGTTTCGATGACCTTCCTGAGGAGGAGCAGGAGCGGTTCCTTGACGAAGCAGTTGGCGACGGCGCTTACTGCCCGTGTCTCTGCGAGTTTAAGGGTAGTTTGTCAGATTATTTTGAAGATTAAAGGTCAGCACGGCACTCGTCGTGCTCTCCTGTGGGTGGCCCCTCGATAGGTTTCGGGGGGCTTTTTTGTGACCTCACAACCACGGGCGTTTTTTAGACCGCCATCCAAAAGAAAGACGTGTCGGGTGGTCCGGCACGTCGTTCGTGGCTGTGTGGCCGCAACGCATGGGAAGTGACTGTGGCCGTGGCGGCGGGAGTGGCCTGCCGCCATTTTTATCACGTTTTCAGCGTGACGTGCATGACTCTGGGAAGGACATCCGCTGCATACAATGGCTATGTCCGGCTGATCGGTTATGGCGTTAGGGCATATCGCTTAGTGGGCTGTGAAGCCGCAAACATGCACGTTACGCTGGAGACGCGATGTATACTAATCAGTGGGGCATCGTGTCTGGCCCGTGGGGGTGGTCCTCACGGGCTTTCTTTTTACCAAAGGAGGCCAGCGTGAAATATATTTTAGTCTTCTGCTTCATGTTGGCCAATGGCCAAACGCTAGAGGCTATACGTCCGGCAGTAGATGACGGGTATAGGCCAGTGCGGAATATTCAGAGATGTGAACAACTGGCCGCTGAACAGGCAGAACGCATGCGTTCCGTTTTCGCACGCGGTAACGGGATTTTTCAGGATGTTGTGATTGAATGCAGGAGGAAGAAGCCATGAAGAAAATGAGCATCACCGCCAAGGCTATCCTTGGGTTGAGCGTAACAGCGACAGTCCTCCTTGCCTCGAATATCCAGCAATACCGGCAGCACGAAAGGCAGCAGCTCACACTGCTTCAAGCAGAACAAGAGCTAAACCATGCGCGAGCACAGAATAAAAAGCTGACCGCTCGCGTTGAATCACTACGGCGCATGGAGCCGACAACAACAGGCATGTATCAGAAGCACCTGCGCGGCATCATACGCGCCACGTTGCAACACATGGGCTGCAAGCAAGTGGCAGACTGGGAGCGATTGCTGCTGCTTACTGTAGCAGCAGAGAGCAACATGGGCACATGGACGCGACAATTACACGGCCCTGCACGCGGCATCGTACAGGTGGAGCCGAAAACTGAGCGTTGCGTGCTTAACTGGCTGCAAAAAAACAGACCAGACTTGTATGCGCGGATCAAGATCCTGCGTGTGCCAGCAAAATTGGCGATCCATGAGGCCGAGTATAACACCAGCTACGCGCTGGCTGTTTGTTATGGCGTGTACGTCATGCGAAAGGTTGACCCGAAAGGCAAGGACGCCACGTCATTGGCTGGAATCTACAAGGCAAAGTACAACACGGCAAAGGGCAAGGCCACGGTCGAAGGCGTTCTCGCCAAGCTGGATACGTTTGGGGTGCGTATATGAGCAGGAGGACTATGGAGACATATTATAGACACAAAGCAGCAGGGCTTTGTGTTCGTTGTGGAAAACCAGCCATAAGCGGAAAGGTACTCTGTGAAAACTGCCGCAAGATAAGCAGCTCTCGCGTCAATGAGAGAGTGCAATACCTAAAATCAAAAGGCATTTGCTATCAATGCGGGAAAGCTGATGCCCGTCCTGGAGGGGTATTGTGCGTTGCATGTCTTCTCAAAAGACGTGAACAAAATAAAAGGAACAACCATGTGCAAGCATAGCAAATGGTCAAGAGGATACCCATGCCGAGGCGACGGTTACCCTGATTTCATGCAAGGGAAGTATTTGCCGGGAGATGAACCGGGCTGGATATGTGAGAAAACAGACGACTATTGCTGCTCTGAGGAATGCCCTGAAGGAGAAGAATACTGGGAAGAGCACGGCGAAACGGATTACCCGGACGACTACTATGATTGATGAGGCGTCATCATGTATGACATTGAGGCTATTTTGACGGCAATTGCATATTTCATGAGCTGCCCATTGCTGGCAATCGCATTGACTGTGCTGACAGAAACATTGCGATAAATATCTTGGAACAGGGCATGGAACGGCCAGGCGAGGCTGGGCAAGGCGGGGCGAGTCGGGGCGGAGCATGGCCTGGCATGGGAGGCGGTATTGCTGCCTCATTTTTTTTGGAGGATTTAAATGGAAGCAATGCAATCAGAAACCATTGGAAAATTGGCCGCAGCACTGGCACAGGCGCAGGCAGAATTGCCAGCAGCTTTGAAGAACGCGGAAAACCCGCACTTGAGGAACCGTTATGCTGATCTTTCGGCGGTTTATGAGGCAACGCGTCAAGTGCTTCCAAGGCACGAACTCGCTGTCATTCAGACAGCCATCCCGACAGACGGAACCAGAGCCGCTATCAGAACCACACTGGCGCACAGTTCTGGAGAATGGATTGCCGGTGAATTAGTCATGCCGCTTGATCGGCAAGGTGGCCCTCAGGGCATGGGTAGTGCCCTGACGTATGCAAGGCGATACAGTTTAGCCGCGCTTGTTGGCGTCGTGTCCGAAGATGACGATGATGGAAACGCCGCGCAGGGCCGCAAGTCAAAGGCAGAAATCCAACAGGTTCGAGCTGAGGCAAAGGCCAACAACTCCAACCCAGCGACAGACCCACAAAGACGGAAAATGTACGCTATCATGGGTAAAAGATACGGAGACAACCGCGAAGCGATTATAAAAGTCATGAGCAACTTCTTTAAGCGTGAGATAAAGTCTTCAAATGAACTGACAACCGCAGAAGTTGCAAAACTGATTGATTGGTTAGAAAGCGATTCTACAATGCAGGAGGCTTATTAGATGAATTGCTGTTTGTTTGCAGGACGTTTGGTGAAGGACTGTGAAGTGCGCCAAACACAGGCTGGAAAGAGTGTTGGGAATTACACCTTGGCCGTTGATGACGGATACGGAGATAACAAGCGTACACTGTTTTTGAATTGCGTCCATTGGAATTGCGAAAAAATTGCACAATATCTCATTAAAGGCAAAGCAATAATAGTTCGAGGGAAATTACAGCAGCGCGAATACCAAGACAAAGATGGACAACAACGACGCATTATTGAGCTGAATGTCATGGAAAGTACATTTCAGCAAGGAAATGCGAGAGATGGAAACGCCAACCAACAATCCCAACAACAGCAATACCGTCAACAACCGCCTACACAGGGCGTGCTTGAACCAGTGCCGTTCTAGCCATGAAGAAAGTACTGCATGTCGGAAGTGGTGGGGTACACTTATTGGGCACGCAAGGATTTGATGCTCGTTCCTGGGAAGAAGTCAGGCTAGACATTAACCCCAAGGTAAACCCTGACATCATAGGCAGCATGACAGACATGAGCGCCGTCCAGACTGGCAGCGTTGATGCTGTGTACTCCAGCCACAACATTGAACATCTCTACGCCCATGAAGTCCCGCTAGCATTGAGCGAGTTTCGGCGTGTTCTGAAACCTGAAGGATACGCTATCATACGTTGCCCAGACATCCAGCAGGTTGCGGAAATGGTGGCACAAGGCAAGCTGCTGGACACTGCCTACACGTCACCAGCAGGGCCAATAACACCGCTGGACATTATGTATGGGCACAGATCAAGCATTGCGCAGGGCAATACCTATATGGCCCACAAAACAGCATTTACGCTGGAAACGCTGAAACAAGCGTGCATGGACGCAGGTTTCGGCATGGTGGACGGAAAGGTGAACAAAAGTGCTTTTAGCCTTTCCATACTTGCATTTGTGAAGCCATGTGCTCAGGCGAAATTTTGGGCAGTGTTTAATCAACATTTATCGTAGCTGTGGCCATCAAGCATGCCTGAGAAATCGGGCATGCCATGATGTTCGCAACCTGAGTCGCGGGCATCTGCGTATTCATCCCTACCTTACTTCGGGCCGTCTGGATTGGCTGGACGGCCCTAAAACTGTTCAAGAACTTCAGGCAAGGTGCTGTGTGGCAAGGCTGTGTAAGGCGTCGTACTGTACGGTAATGCAAATCAGTGCAAACCAATGCAAGGATATGGGCGGGTAACACCGCCCTTTTCATTTAGAGAGGAATGATATGGAAAAGCAAAAGGCGAATGTAAGTAAGAAGAATGACAGAAGATATTGGATTGGCAGTAGGACAAGTCCAGAACAACATGTAGATATATATGGTAGGCAATTAAAAGATATTTATGTATTAGAGAGCGAAGATGGTATATTTAAGCCTTTTATACAAAAATTCGATTTTCATTGTGTATGTGTATTAAGTGATTGGTTAAAGTTCTTTGACTATAAAGCAGTAAACGATCTAGTAAGACTAGACTTGAAAAACCATTTTGACGCTTATTTTGATGAATACGTTCCAAAGAATATGATATCTGGTTATATGAAAAAGGCAGATGCTGAACTTTATCGTATATGTCTTAAAAAAGTTGAGGAGGTACAGCAAAATGCCAATAAGAAAATACTTTAAAGTTGACCGAACATGGCGCGGTGCTTTGTTGAAAATGTCAAAGGACCAAGTTGCTGAGTGGACAATGGCAGTATTTGATTATGCCAATGGTGCCAAGGAGGTTGAGGTTCAAGACCCAATGGTTTCAGTTTTGTTTGAAATTTTTAAAAGCTATTATAAAAGGCAATTTCATGGCAAGTAAGACACTAAAACTTGGAGATATAGTTTTTAAAAATAAAACAACAGCAGAGAAAGAAATAAAAAATTTGTTGCATAGTGTAAAAGTTAAAGAAGATGAATACGTCGAATTAGATAAAAATATGTTTTGCGTTTTGCGTGATGTATTAGCTATGCACCCTCGTATTGAAGAAAAAATTCCAAATTTTCCAAGTGAATTAGAAAAAATAGTTATAGGAAATACGTTTGGATGTAATCATTTTTGTTATGTTTTAAATGGCAGTCCTCCAGAACCATTCTCATATAAAAAATGTTTTGCTGCAAAATCATCTTACCATAAAACATGCGTTATTGGAGCTCTAAGAGCGCTAGTTATTGAACAGGGAAAAGAATATAAGAAGAAATATATAAATGGAAAAGATACTGCTCAATGTGAACTCTCTGGGCTTATTTTTCCATCTTCAGATATGGTTGTAGACCACTATATTCCATTCGTTGACATATTTAAAAATTTTTGCAAAAAATATAATATAAACATTCAAGATATTGAAATAGAGTACAAGGATAACTGTTTCAATACTATAAATACCATAGCTGATGAACGAATACGTCAACTATTTTATGATTACCATAAAGAAAATGCTAAATTTTGTGTTATAAATAAAGAGCTTAATAGCTTACTTTCTGATATGAAAAAAGAAGGTCCAGTTTTTGAATATGCAGTAAAGTCATTTATAAAAAAACATGTATTTGCATAAATAGGCAATAAAATGCGTTTTAAGGAGTAATATAATGCCATCATTTGCAAATATCGAAGAAGAAATCTCCAACATGCTCTCCATTCCAGACGATCAACTCGATGACGAGCAAAAGGCTGCTATGGATAAGTACCTTGACGAACTTGGCACACAGGAAGCCGACAAGGTGGACTCTTTCGCCGCCTTCATACGCGCTGAATCGGCACGCAACAAATATTATCGTGAAGAGTCACAACGCTTTGCAAACAAAGCAAAAACCTCCGAAAACCGTATTAACTACATCAAATCACGATATCTCGCAACCATGCAGCAAGCCGGAGTCAAAAAGATCACCGGCAACGCTTATACACTATCAATCAGAAGCACTCCGGCAGTCGAGGTGGAAAACGTGGACTTGCTGGACGATCTGTATTGCCGCGTCATTCCAGAGCACAGGGAGCCGGACAAACAGATTATCAAGGAATATTTGCGGGCTGGCGGTAGTCTTCCAGGTTGCCGTCTAGTGCAAAGTGACAGTCTGCAAATTCGATGACCATGAAATACCATCTAGCCCCAAACCGGCGCGGCAAGCTGTGCCGCATTGTCGAAGATGTGAACGTGCCCATGCAGGTGGAAAAGCTGCGTGCAATGGGGCATGACGTCGACACAACACGGCAAGCGATAATTGCACGATTCACCAATGAACAGCTTGCCAAAGAATTTTTGGACGCATGGTACGTCGTGCATCCTGAAGAGTAAACAATGCCGCCTTCGGGCGGCTTTTTTGTTGGAGGACATATGACACATGAATTTAAGCCTTTCGATAAGGTGCTTGTTAGAGATGAAGATGAACAGTATTGGGATATAGGCTTTTTCAAAGAATATAATAGAGATTTGCACTATATTACAATGAACGGCAGTTGGAAACAGTGTATTGCCTATGAGGGAAATGAGAGTTTATTTAAGACTGTTGAAGAAATAATGGATGAAAAAGAACAGTTTAAATTTGGAGATCATGTGGCAGTTAGAGACTCTAGTTCGGGAGAATGGAGACCAGCTAGGTTTGTTTGTTTAGATAAAGTCGACGCATATCCATATATTGTACTTATTAAAGGCCATCATGCCGTAACTCGTTGGGAACAATGTAAAAATTTTATTGGTTAGTAGCCATGACAGATACAGAACTGAATGAACTTGAAGCAAAGGCTAAAGCAGCAACTCAAGGAACTTGGATGTCTGATTATTATGGTGTTTATACTCAAAATGGAATTAGCCTTCCTAGAAATCCAGAAGATTGTAAATATATAGCTGCTGCTAATCCTGCTGTTATACTTGAACTGATAACCGAGCTAAAGCAAGCAAGAAAAGAAAGAGATTGGTTAGCAGAAACTTGTGCTTTTACATTGTATAAAATTACTAATAAACTTATCTCAAAAGGTTTAGAATTAAGTTATCCTCCAACTAAAAAAGAACTACTTATTGAAGCTAAAGAAGCAACATTAAAACAATATTCTGCATTAGAACCATGTAATTTCACTGCAAATAGTAATTCTACTCCACCTAAGGAGAGCTAAATGAAATGGATTTACCTTATGGATGTGTTACCTACACTATCTGCCGTATGTGCTATACTTGCTGTACTGACAATAATAATTGCTTTAACTTATTTAATATACTGTAATGAATCCTATGGAGAAAAGTTTAATCCAAAGTCCCTAGTTGCTTGCATAACTATATTCTTAGTTTTTGCAATGACCTCTGCTCTTATTCCGGGTAAACGTGCCATAGCAATAATGGCGGTAGAAAGTGGTGTTACAAATGACCAAATAAAGGATATAGCCTCTGGTTGGCTAAAAGTGCAATGATAAGAGGAAAAAGAATGACTGAAAATGAAATACATGAGGAATTTATAAAGATACAAGCTAATAACTTAAAAAAGTTAATGGCAGAATTAGAACAAACAAGAAAAGAACGTGATTGGCTACTAAATCATATGGATGAAGAAAATTGTCCACCTAATAAGAATGAATATAGTTGTTGGAAAACTTTAACGGACATAGTAAAAACTGATTGTAAAAAATGTTGGCTTCAAGCTGCTAAGGAGGCTACATGTCAGAAGGATTAAAAGAATGTCCGAATTGCGGAAGCCACAAGGTAACATGTGAATATGGTTGGAACATGGGGACACCACATCCTGACGGACGATTTGTTATGTGTGAAGATTGTGGTCTTAGCGGAGTCTTTGATCTTAATGAAGGTTATGTCATAGCTTCATGGAACTCTCTACCACGAAAACTAAAATGGACTAAAAATAAACCTACAGTTTCAGGGTGGTACTGGTGGAGATTTGAAGAGAACATTGTCCCCCATATGGTTTATGTTGTCCTTGAATCAGTACTAAGACCAGTGGAAAAAGACAGATGGTTAATTCTATATCCTAATAGTACGGAAGAATTTGAAGTTGAAACTAGGGGTGGAGAATGGTCTGGGCCTATACCTGAACCAGAGGACGCATGAGGTTAAAGTCATGGAAATAGCTCAGATGAAAGATTTGTTTGGAACCGTTATCACTATGCTTTTTATGGCTATATTCCTTGTCGGACTTGTTGGCGCATACGTTGTAGGTGCATACAAAGCTAAGCTGCTCAATGACCGATTAGAAGAAGCTATAGGAGCATTGAAGTATGCGTTAGTTACACAACGTGAAAACTATGAAGATTTGGCTAAACAAAAAACAATTGTTGTTACTAGAAATGGTAATAATAAGGAATTAACTATTCAAGCTTTAAACACAACGCCAGAAGAATATGCTAGAAAACAACAACATGTGTCAGAACCTATGGAGAACGAATAACAATGCCTGAATTATCATACAAATACATCACAAAACCAGGGCAACTACCATTCCCGCCTTACAATCTGGATGACGGTATAGGCGTTGCTCAAGCTGGTGTGACGTTCAACATCCATCACTGCATAGTCGATCTATCAGATGTGGCCTTGTCACAACAAGACGGCGCAGCAGACGTAACATATGGATCATCTGCCATCTTTGAAAATTGCTGGTTCCGTGGCTGTGGCAAGCTCTCTCTGCTTGGTAGCGGCGACGAAGATCACAGGAGAGACGAAGAAGGCAAGCTAGTCACGTTCGTCAACTGCATCTTTGAAAACTTCGGACGACGTGGCCCTGAAGTGCAGTGCGGCATGCGTTGCACATTGGATCATTGTTGGATCAAAAATTGGGGCCATCCTGACTTCTTCTCAGTGCGTGCGTTTGGCGCATGGGCACATGACGATGGGTTGATAGTGGCCAGGGATTGCGTATTTGAGAATGAGAACAACATGAAAGCGGCGCAACGCTTGGCTGATCACATCAACCACATAAGCCAAGCTATAAAAGACAACGGCGTCAAAGCCTTGTTCGATTCAAAGACGTACATGGCTGGCTGGAAACGGGGGCTGATTGCTTCTGACAGCGGCATAGTCAGTGCCCACCATTGCTATGCAGATGATGGCGTGCTTGTGGAGAATAACGACGAACCCATGAGCGCCGACGAAGCCGATAGAATGAAGCTGCAATGGGAAAAGATGAAAGAGGTTCTGAAAAAGACATGCAAATAATAGATCCATCATTTGAAATTATAGACATGCCTGACGGCGCAGACATCCTGAAGCGCATCGAACTGGCAGGGCGTGTGTGTTATAAGTCAGAGGGAAAAATCACAGACGACAGCGCTGAAGCCTTTGTCCGTCGAATTATCAAAAGCGGTCACCATAGCGTCCTTGAACACGTCACCGCCACAGTGCGCATCATCTGTGACCGTGGTGTGACACACGAGCTGGTACGGCACAGGTTGGCGTCTTTTTGTGTTACAGGTGATACAATAATCCCGTCATATGTGGAAAAGAAGGGCCGTAGTGCTGCGAAAAGAACCATTAAGTATCTATATAAGCAGTTTCAAAGGAATATGTATAATGGGGCGCGACAATCTTTGCGCGTAAGAAGCATTGATGAAAGCACATTAACCATTGTGCCGAACAAGATTCTCAATGTTTTTTACAATGGGAAGCAAGATGTTTTTCAGTTAGAAACAGAAAGTGGGCGTATCATAAAGGCAACAGGTGAACATAGGTTTTTAAGTGAGGATGGGTGGAAAACACTCTCTACTTTGAATATAGGCGACAAAATATACGCAAATGGTATGCCCTTGTTAAATAATGAAGATTGGATAAGGCATAACTATTTGACGTTGAATAAAACAAGGGCACAGGTAGCGGCAGAAATTGGTTGTTGTGAAGCTACGTTGTTTAAGGCTTTTAAGAGGTTTGGTATTTTTAAGCCGTGGTCTGATAGGCCAAATAGACATGCAGGATACGGGAAAAAAGGCATGTTTACAAAAGAGGTATTAGAAAGATTGTCAAACTCAAAAAAAGGAGAAAAAAATCCTAAATATAAGGTGAATAGAGATGAATTAACAAGAAGTGGTGGTTATATTGAGGCAAATAAAAAGTATTCACAGAAAAAACAAGCATGTGAACTTTGTGGTGGTACGAATATATTAGAAATACATCATGTTGATAAAAACCCTAAAAACAATGACGAACAAAATATAAAAATATTGTGTTCACATTGTCATCATTTATGGCATAAACCAATGACAGTTGGTGCATTTTTAGATAAAATCATAAACATAAAACATATAGGAAAAGAAGATGTTTATGATTTAGAAATGGCTGCACCATATCATAACTATGTAGCAAACGGTCTTGTAGTACACAATTCTCAAGAATCATCACGTTATTGTGACTATAGCAATGACAAATTCGGCTCCGAGATTACCGTCATCCGCCCCATGTGGTGGGATACGTCATCTATGGAGTTCCAGTTATGGCAATATAGCATGAAAGAGGCCGCGGATGCCTATATGTCCCTGCTTGAGCAGGGGGCTACACCTCAACAGGCGCGAACAGTCTTACCAAACAGCCTCAAAACTGAAATCGTCGTGACAGCTAACATGCGTGAATGGCGTCACATTTTTTCACTTCGTTGTGACACGGCAGCTCATCCACAGATGCGGCAGGTCATGATCCCGATAATGCAGGAGTTCCATAAACGGTGTCCCGCCATGTTCGATGACATGGAGGTTTGCAAAAACAATGTCACAGATCATTGAATATCTTCCATGCCCAAAATGTTCTGACGATGTGATCGTTTCGTTGAGAAAAGACGACGATACATGGACTTGTCGGTGCATGTGCTGCCACAAAAGCGGGCCGTCAAGGCCGACGAGAGAAGAAGCTGTCACGGCATGGAACGGACTCAAACGACGCGGAGGGAAGAAATGCTTACCGCGAAAGACGTAGCAGAACAGTTGCATGTGCCGTTGTCTTGGGTGTATCGGCATAAGCGTGAGCTGGGGGGCATACAGCCATTCTCACGTTGTAATGTCAGGTTTTTTGACAACTGCATAGAGACAATGAGAGAGAGGGCCTATGCCATATCAGATGAGGAACGGGAAATGGCGCGGCAAAAAGATGATCGAAGGGATTGTCAAAACCCGCGTATTCCCAACAAAAGCAGAGGCAAAGAAGTGGGAAGCCGAACAGTCCATAGAGGCATGGACACAACAGACTACGCAGACCCCTACGGTCTGCTGGCTTGACTTCTGCACAGCATATCTTCGCATGGCGCAGGAGCGTTTCAGTAAAAAGACATGGAACGAAAAGCGCCTAGCCTGCAAACTGTCATTCCAAACCATTCCACCAGATACCTCCACAGAACTGATCACATCTCGAAACGCAATGGACGTTTTGAGACAAGTCGCCATCAAGTCCGGCAATGCAGCGAACAAGGTGCGCAAAAACCTCGCCGCCGCATGGTCATGGGGACAGGAGTTTTACGGCCTGCCACAAAACAACCCTTGGCTTGCAGTAAAACGCTTTCCAGAAGAAAGGTCGCCAAGATACGTACCACCTGAAGAAGATTTCTGGAAAGTCTACAGCGTGGCCAGCAGCAGGGATAAGGCGTTCCTGCTGTTTTTGTTTCACACAGGAGCAAGAGTAGGTGAATTGTTCAGACTAACGTGGGAGGACGTGGATTTCCACGGCAGACGGGTAAGACTTGGCACCCGTAAAACTGGTGGTCGAGGAATGGAATACGCATGGTTGCCATTGACACATCAACTGCATGAAGTGTTAGGGATGTTGAAGCTAGAAAGCACCGGCGCAGGGTTAGTGTTTCGTAACCCGCAAACTGGAAAGCAGTATACGATGCGGCAGAAGATGATGGAAAGGCTGTGTGAACGCGCTGGAGTTAAGCCGTTTGGATTCCATGCCATCAGGCATCTTGCAGCTACTACGTTAGCTTATTCTGGCCTTGATCTGCCAACGGTACAGGCCATGCTTCGGCATCACACACCAACAACAACCGCTCGATATATTCAAAGTCTCGGCATACAACCTGAAAAAATCGACGCGGTATTCAGTAACAGAAAGGGGGCGAAGGTCACCGCCTTCACCCCTTCCAAAACAGCGATTGGCACATGAATTGGCACACTGCTAATCGCCTATTCAAAAAACTTGGCGTCACCAACGGGATTTGAACCCGTCTTGGCGGCTTGAGAGAGCGTATCCCCTCCAGCTCATACCAATAAAATCGCCAAGTTACATTCCTATCTGTTGCCATCTCTCCCATCCTTTTGCACACATTTGGCACATAGATTGTCACGCGGTACATGAGCATGCCACCGTTGAAAAGGTCGCGCAATTTCCCTATTGTCCGATTTTACAACGGAGGGTTCATGTATGGAATATGTTTTGATATGGATAGTTTGCGCCGTGTTTACTGCTGTCATAGCCAGTAGTAAGGGCAGAAGAGGATTTGTGTGGTTTTTGCTTGCTCTCTTGATTAGCCCTGTCGCATTGCTTGCAGTAGGCTTTATGCCTGCCAAGAAGAAAGAAGAGGAAACGCAAGCCACCACCGAAGACGCAAAGCCCAAGAAAATAGCCGACTCAACTGAGCGCAAATGCCCATTCTGCGCGGAAATCATCAAAGCAGAGGCTGTCGTATGCCGCTTCTGTGGGCGTGACGTTGAGCCTGTCAAGCCAGAACCAGCAGAAATCCAGTTTCCTTGCCCACACTGTGGCGCGGAATGTATCGACCACAAGGATGATGGCTGGTGCCACACATGTAAGCGATACTTTGAGGGCGGTGGCAAGCATATGGACTAATTATCCAACATTACCACAGGAAATTTTTAGCCCCGATCAAACGGGGCTTTTTTACTTCTTTACATCCCTCACATACCGTTATATGGTGGCCTCACGGCCTTGAACAGCCGAACTAAGGCAGTGTGCCGCCTGTGCTGAAAAGCGGTTTTTCTTATTTGTCAAGCTGTTTTCTTGCTTGCCGTTAAGCTACAATCGTACTCAACAGGCGGGAGTCCACATACCATATAAGACCCTTGGGGAAAGTGTGTGGGGCGTTCCTTAGGCGCTGTTCAAGCTCCCGCCCTTTTCATTGTGAAAAGGGACTTTGAACTACCTAAGGAGGGCACAATGTGCCAACTATCCCCCGTTACCTTCCACGGTGACACCATTTTCTGCATTGACTATCACGGCGAACCTTTTACACCTATGAAGCCCATTGTTGAAAATATGGGCCTTGGTTGGGCGTCACAAAGCCAAAAACTCAACGCCTACAAGGATAGGTGGACTGTTACGAACATCGTAACGGTTGCACAAGATGGCAAAGAACGCGAAACCTTGTGTATGCCCGTCCGTAAGCTCCCCGCATTTCTCAACAGCATCAATCCCAAAAAGGTAAAGCCAGATCTTCGTCCTCGTATTGAACTGTATCAAAACGAAAGCGACAATGTGCTTTGGGACTACTGGACAAAGGGACGTGCAGAACGCCAGCCTCAACCCATCCCCACCACCACAACTCCCTCCACCGCAGACAGCCGCAAGCCCCTGCGTGCGCTTGTTAGCGCATGGGCGCAGGTGTCCGGCCTTCCTCATTCCGCGCTGTGGCCGCAGGTCAAAGCACACTTCCAACTATCCCGCATTGACGATATGCCAGAAGAATGGTTGCCGGACGCACTGGCCTTTGTGCAGGGCAAGATTGACGCCGGTGGTCAGACACGCGCCATAGGCGTGGAAAGTGGGCTGCCAGCCCTGCCAAAAACCGACAGACGCGCCAAGGCGTTTGGCTCCATCCATGATATCATCCAAGCCATTGAGGTGATCCACACGGACTGCGTGTTCGTGAACTGCCCTCACGGGTATAAGGCCAACGATCATGGGGGCGCTGAACGTGCCGCAATACAGGCAGAACTTTACAAGCAGTGCATGGCCTCCTTGCGTGCGGCGCAGTCGTCATTGATGGCGTCAAGTCTTGTGGGAAGTTGGGCATAAGGCACAAAATAGCCCTGTGGGAGCGATCCTACAGGGCTTTTGCTGGTTTATTTCGTCATTATCCTAGTTTGGCCTCAAGAGCAGCTAAACGAGCTTCAAGTTGTGCTACCTTTCTACGCTGATATGCTGCCTCCATAGCAAAGCATTCCTCATAACGCAGACTATACAAATCACCGGCATCTCGGTGGTGGTGTTCAACGTGGGAGACTTCTGGCTCAATCACACGTTGTTCTTCATGGGAAACTTCAGGAGAAACTTCGTACTGTTCTTCCATAGTCTCGGCAGGATGCTCAACACCTTCCTCGTCCGTATAAGCAGGAGATATGACAACTGTACGAGTAGCGTAGACAGCTTCTTTGTCCACTACCGTCACAGTCTCGGTAACAGCTTCTTTGTCGATGATTGTTTCGTCCCAATCTTCTGCTTCCCACGAATCATGGCAAAACAAACCATAACGGGTAGCGTCGAGGTACCTAGCCTTAAAGATACTATCAATATGCTGTGCTACTGCGCCAGTATGAAGTCTGGCATTATCACCCTTTTCAGCTAGGGCATCGTTGAATTGATACTGTACCCAATTAACTTCTCCCCAAGCATCTAATGCTGCATCTGGAATAGGAGTTATGTTAGACTTAATACGTTCGTCAGAGGTGTTAATGGTAGCTGTAGCAGCATAAACTACTGACCACCTCATGTCCCCATAACCGATAGAATATCTATTATCAACATAAGGTATAACATGACCTTGTAACGATACCTCTTGTGTGCCATCGGCTTTAACATTTAAATTTACAGTAGCAGTTCTATTTTTCTGAGATGATATACTGCCACTAGTCTGCATTTGTAGATTAGTAGTACTATCAGAATTTAGACCACCACGTATAGCTCCAATTACCTCACCAGCTTTATCTCTTATATTTATAGCAAAGTTACCTGTATTATTCGTTGCATCCTGTGTTGCTTGAGTCTTGTCACGTTTCATTATGTAGACATTCATACCATTGAATGCTGTACTAGACCCTTTTATGTCTATTAGATAACCACTACCATTAAAAGTCTTTGTTCCACCAATCTCTTGGTCGCCAGTTGTCAGGACCACACCTTGTTGTGGGATAGTATCAATAATATAATTCCCTACCCCGTCTTGTGTTCCGGGGTATGTACTTGGATTTCTACCAGTTATGAATTGAGCACCAACGTCAGCCAAATACTTTTTACCACTAAATGTACCTGTAAACGTAACTGAAGGGCCAACATAAACACTTGACCTGTTATAGCAATACGCAAAATATTCTTGAGTTAAATCAGATTCTAAAGTAACTGCTGTACCATTTGGTATAGTAAGCATACTACGTGTTGTAGCAGCGAAAATAGCATTAACTTCTTGTGGTTTGACGAATGCTGACGTTCTTAATGTTACACTAGAAAAGTCATCTGACGTGATTTTACCAAATCTACATCTATAAATATCTGTTCTACTCCTATGACATTCAATATAGTCACAATCAATGTCATATAAGTATGACTGTAATCCGTATATAGTCAATGTTGTAAAATGAGCTTTATTATTAGCGTTTATACTCCTTACATTAAACGTTGTTGCAGCTATATTTGATTCTCTTACAACAACATCACCCCAGTCTCCTTCACCAAAATGAACTGTAATTGTCTCAGTAGTGCTGATCCCCGCCGCGATAGTCAGCGCCCTTGTGACTGTAAGGACTGGTGTACTGGAAGTTAAGCCGTCATTGTTGTCATTGCCTGTTTTAGAGACGTAGATGTTGACATTGGAAGTATAGACGTTCTTCGCTATCCTTCCATCACTGCCCACGCTAATAGTCGTCCCATCAGGCTTGACCAGACCAGCATTTGACGTAGTAGCAAGGCCAGAGCCGACAACTTGCTGTGCCAACAACGCGCTTGCCGCAGCCTCGCCTGCCTTATTTGATGCTGTGGTTGCAGATGTGCTTGCCTCACCAGCTTTCGTGGTGGCAGTGCCTGCCGCAGTGGTAGCTTCTTGTGCTTTATTTGTAGCGGTAGTAGCGGATGTGCTTGCGGTAGAGGCGTCGTTTTCAACTTGTGTAGATATTGTGTTGACACTGGGAATAAATGAATTATTCAACTCGCCTATCATGTCCGAAAGTTGCGACATGTTTGTTCTGACTGCCTGATCGAACCGGTCTTGAGGCAGAACACGGGACGGGAACGGGTCAATGGGGGTCAATGCAGAAATTTGCTGGGCCATGATGGTATCTCCTTATATTAAGCCTTGTATTTCGACAGACAATTCATTCTCATTTGGGCCTGTGTAAACAGTGCGCCAATCTTCAATCCAGCCAAATATCGACAACGCCTCAAAGCCTGTGTCGGTATTGCCGCCTTCAACAAGTATTGGCGTAGCGCGTACATCAGAAAGAAATTCTGTTACGCTATTGACCATTGACGGTGCTACATACAGATTCAGGGTAGCATTTTTAGAGTAGGAACGGCGTACAAAAGTCACATAGCCGAAAGCATCAATATCTTTTCGTGAATAGTCTGTAAGCGCGACTTCCGCGCCGTATTTCGTCTCGCCTATGTAGTGGTTGCGCCCGACAACGACATGGCCAAGAGCGACGGTATCAGTAGTTCCAGCAGGGTGTATCGTGACGTTCATCGTCGCATTGATGCACAGCGGCAGACTTGTATTGACGAACGGGTCTGAGATAGACGTTTCTATAGGGAGAAAATAGTATTCATACAGTGACAAACTGTATATATCGTCTATCAATTCAACGTCTTGCTCATAAATGACTTCGTTGTCATCTACGATCTCAATTTCCATTGAACCGCCTTGGACATTCAGAAACGCAAACGAGTCAGCCAACACAAACGACACCGAAAAGGTCAAATCCTGCCCCACTGGTGCAACTGTCTGCGTTTCCTGATAGTCGTCAAGCATGCGGTAGGGCATTGTGGCTCCAAGTCGCATCCACTTCGGGTCATCGCCGGTATATGTCAGATCAGGCCGATTGTCTGTGTTATCATCAACTACGGATTGATACGAGACATGATTATACCGTACTTTTTGCCCTGTGCTGTATGTCGTAGTGCTAGACCACACTGTGCCGTCTACTGCGTCTGTCTCCGATACAGAACACGACAGCAGCGTCATAGGCGACGGTTTGACTATTTTCATTGGCTTCCCCCCTTAATACGCCGCTGTGGCGGGTAATCCGTCGTTGTCCCATTTTTGTATGTACTGGCGAACCTTATGACTGTCGTATTCAAATTGATCGATCTTTCTTAGCGACTGCCGCAAGATATTGATGATCTCGCGTATCAGGCCGTCATCTTCGGCTGCAACTCCGCCATAATATCCAGCACGCATGAGGTTGATCGAGTCACGGTTGTTGAGCACGCCGTAACTTTGAGGCGACATCATAAGCTCAGGGCCTTCTTCACCGACCCAGAAAGCCTTTCCAACAGGCGTAACACCGCCACCGGCGAACCCTTCGCTTTTCCCAACTTGATTGTACCAATTCGCAAGAGTCCCATACCACTTTTCAATTTCGGCAAGCGCCGTTCCTACAGACCAATTTGATTTGCCGCCCGACTTTTGTTTGTTTAGCGAAGCGACTTTTGCGACCAAAAGATCATAGTCCGAAGCATATTTGGTGCTCGTTGTGGTTTTTACCTTATTGTTTGATGATGTCGATGTACTTGAAGCCGTAGGACTCTTGGTTGACGAAGATGATGTGCTTGAAGATGAGGACGATGTGCTTGAAGTCGAAGTGCTTGTGGTTTTGCTTGAAGATGACGATGCACTTGAAGATGTTGAGGTAGATGCCTGCGCCCACGCCTCTTTGCTGCCAGCTTGTTCAAACCATGTCTGAATGTCGCCATAAATTTTCTTCATTTCGTCTATCATGGACTGCATTGTCCAACCACCACCAAGACTTTGCAGCTTGGCTGCCAGCATCTCCTCTTGTGTCGCAAATCTTGAGCCTAAATAATTATTTAGGTTTGTTCCCAGCGTTTTTATTGATTGATCTAGGGGGCTTGTTGCTTGCGATGTTTTGAGCAAATACCCCTCTGATTTGCCGTATTTCTCGTACCACTCTTTGACGGTCATACCCGCGTTTGCGATTTCCTGACGTACGAGATCAGGAGTCCAACCGCCAGCCGCGACATTAGCTGTTGTGAATAACGATTTATTGAGGGTGTCGGCCTTTTCGGCAAGCAGTCTGTCATAGGCGTCGGTGATCTTTTTCAAGTCCGTAATGGAGTTGATCACTGTTCCAGTGTTCTTAGCAGCTTCAGCGAACTCTTTACTTCCAAACTTCGTGTACCATTCATCGAAGGTCATGTTGTTATCTTCAATGGCCTTCAGAATATCGGTTGACGTGTAGTTTCCGGCTTGAGAGCTTTTATTGATGGCTTCGCCATATAACATCAATTTGGCTTTTGTCTCAAGAATCGCATTCTTAGAGGCTGTCGTGCCATCATTTAACTTTAATAGTGCGTTGACAAGAGCAGAAGTTTGTTGATTGATGGCAGAAAAGAATGTGTCGCCAAGGTCTTCCGTAGCGTTCAATTCACTAAGCAAGAAACCTTCACTTTTACCATACTTTTCGTACCACTCTTTTACCGTCATACCTCTTGAAGCGATCTCTTGCCGTACCAAATCAGCAGTCCAACCACCGGCAGCAACTTTCGAGGTCGCGTACATGCTGTCATTGAGCTGCTTAGCCTTGGCCTCCAAAAGCTTGTCATATGCCCCAGTAATTTTTTGCAGATCCTCAATTGAATTAACGACCACCCCAGTCCGCTTGGCCGCTTCGGCTAGTTCTTTACTGCCATACTTTGTATACCATTGATCGAAAGTTAGGCCGCTTTTTTCAATTTCTTTAAGGACGCTTTCAGACGTCCAATTGCCTGCCTTCTGGCCTATGGCCAAGGTTTCGCCATAGTTCATCAACGCGGCTTTTGTCGCCAAGATCGCTTCTTTAGACGTGCTTGTGCCGTCGTTCAGCTTCAAAAGGGCGGCCCTGACTTTATCGGCACTGGAATTAACAGAAGAATTGATGACATCCAGCAGCGATGAAAGCTGCTTTTGATAAGCCCTGATCATCGAATCCAGATCGCCGATTGTTGAATTTAAAGAGCCGGTGCTGGCAGTGACAGTGCTAATCTGCCTTTTAAGGCTGTCAGAAATCCTTGTTTGCGTTTCTACGTCTTTTTCAGCGATATTAAGCTGTGATGATGCAACACTTTCTGCATCCTTCAACTTTCTGGAGATATCGTAAAAAGCCGCGTTGTATTCAGTCCTGCTGGCAAGTTGCCCTTGGCCAAGTGAAAGCACTGTATTGCCGATGGATGCAAGCTCTTTAAGTGCCTCCTCGTCACCCTGCATGGCCTTTGCGTATAGCTCATTAAATTGCCGATACGCCTCCTCGTAACGATCCGTCGCAAGGTTTTTGTCGCTAGTCCATAGGTCTTGCCGAGCTTTTTTCAAGGTGCGTAGGATAGACGAAAACGTGCTTTTAATTCCGGCGGCAACATTGAGCATCTCTATAGAATTGTCCAGCTCGGCCTGAAGAGAATCGCTCAACTGCGACTGTAACAACTTGATCTTAGTATCAAGTGTCTCGGCCTGCTGTACCAACAACAGCCGGTTGTATTGCTCTGTGTCGATGCCTATGTTTTGCTCGTACTGTGATCGTTCGTTTTCCTGCTGATACGCTAATGAAAGAAGCTGATAGGCATAAGAGCTTGTGCCGCCGGTGTTTAAAGCCGAGACTCTAAGGCTGAGGTCTTGATCATAGCCCCTCAGCGTTTCGCTCCGAAGCCGATTTAACGCCTGAGTCCTTTGCCTCTCTGCGGCGGTGATATCGTTGACGGCCATACCAGCTTCGCGCATGCCTTCGATAAGCTCATCAAACGTCGCGTTGATTTCGTCTGTCTGGCGTTGCAGATTGTTCGTAGTTTTGTAAGCGTCGGTGACGGAACTGACGTATTTGCGCATCGTCGCCGTCATCTTGTCTTGCGCGTTTTGTATGTCGCTTTCAGTGTAGATGTCGGCAGCGTCACGCATGGCCGCGATGGTTTGACCAAAGGTGTCGGCTATACCCTTCAATGCTACGGCTGCGGCGTTTTCATTGTCATACTGTGTCAGCAGGCCGTCGATGTAGCCCTTAACCGCCTCTACATGCTTCTGGCGTATCTCGTTCTCTTTTTCGAGCGTGACAGACGTTACCTTTTCAAGCTCAGCAAACGAGTCATTTATTTTCTTGACGTTTTCGGCAACTACGTTTGTCACCTCGTCAAACTGAGCCATCACATCATCAATATACGCATCAATGGCCTGTCTGCGTGCGTCCTTAACCCCATTTATTGTTTCGGCGTCGATTCCCTGCGCCTGCAACGTCTTGCGCAGGTCTGTAAAGGTTTTGTCAATGCTTTCGATTTCCTTGAAATAGTTGAGGCCGCTGCCATTGTAGCTGTTGATAACGTCGTCAGCGTAATCTTTGAGCGCCTTGACGCGCTCTTTGTCGATCTTTGTTATTTTTTCGGTCTGCCAGCCAAGCGCCGCAAGTTCCGTTTCCCAAGCCACAAACTGTGAGGCAAGCGCCTGAACTTCCTTGCCCACATCGCTGGTCGGGGATTTAAGTTCTTCGATAGCCCCGGTCACTTCCTGCATCTTCGTAAAGGCTTGAGCGGCTTGTTTCCAACCTTCAAGGCTTGTCTTGTCAACGGCAAGGCCAAGAGCGTCAGTGTTGATGCTTTTAAGAGATTCTATTAGCCTTTGTGAAATTGCTTCCTCAAACTGCTGCTTGACTTCCTCGTCGCCTATAGCTTCTGCTAGGCTTTCGCCCAAATTGATGAACTGGACAGCATCAGTAAGCGCCTTGGCAATTTCTGCTTCAGTAGTGGCTATCTTGCCGTCAGCCGCACGAACAATGCCGGACATGTCGGTATCGCCCAAAGCCTTAATGATTTGGGCAACAAAGCTGGACTGAAATTCCTTGGCGTATTCCTCAAAAGTAACATCCTCATCTTCCCAGTAGGCGTGGCTTTCCCAATATCGGTTACGAGTCAGACTTTCCGAGAAACTTTTGGATAGCGCTCCATTGCCTATGCTGGCGACTGCCTCCTGTGTTTTATCTACTACCGGCAACAGGGCTTGCAATTCTTCATGTAAAGCAGCGACACCCTGATTCATCATTTCATGCGGCATTCCATCCCAACGCTGGCCGGAGAGATCGTAACCAAGGCCAACACGACGATCACGCGTATTGCTGTGATGCCACTCCATTTCCCGCTCACGAAGCAGGTCAACGTATGTATCAAAACGAAGTCCCGGCTCTGGTTCTTCATCTCCTCCCAATGCGCCGCCAGTGACAAGCCCCACTACGGTTCCAACCAGTGCGCCAATTCCTGCGCCTATAGGACCACCCCATGACCCAGCAGCAGCCCCCATGGCCGTTGCGCCAAGAATGCCACCGCCTATGGCCCCAGCCGCACCACCAACAGCCCCTCCAATCTGCGCACCTGTGGAATTTGTGTTGATGCCAAGGGCAGGAGCAAGGACGTAGTTGCCAAGCATGCTGCCAACAAGGCCAGCACCCATTGTTCCCACACCACTCAACATGCCGCTTGCGGTTGTCGTGGGCAAAGAACTGGCCCCAACTTGACTCACTGCATTTGACACACTGCCAACTGCCGATGCAGCAGTTGCGGAACCCACACCGCCGCTGTACACCGATGACATGAAATTGGCTGCTGCCTGCGTTCCCAGATTTTGCGCGACAGCTTCAGAAGAAGCCGCAAACGTGCTTGGGAACCAACTGGCCATAGTGCCGTTGAAAGTATCCACCACTCCTGAAAACAGGCTTGTTCCGACCTTGGATGTCGCACCTTTTAGCAAATAGTTTGAGGCCATCCCACCGATAGTATTCAGCAAATCCCCAGTGCCGCTGTTTGCCACCGCCTGCCCGGTTGCCGCCGTACCACCGCCAGCCGCTCCGGTCACTCCGTTGACAATGGACAACACGATGGGCTGCACAAGGGCCTGATAGGCCATCTGCTTGAGCAGGTTCTTGAACATCTGCGCCATCGAGTTAAACGACACCTTGCCAGTGTCGATGAACTCGTCAAACATGTCGTGGATGTTCTGCTCAAAAGACTTGGCGAAATTGTAGGTGATGTTTTCCCACTGTTTCGCGCTGTCGCCATATTCGGCGTTGAACTTGAGCAGCCCACGATAAGCGCCGTCAAACGGATCAGTGGACGTCTGAAGCTTTTTCCACTCTGTCCACTTTTGGATCATCTCTTCTGGGATAGTCTTCAGATCACGGTACTTTTGAGCCTGAATGTCGATGATCTGGTTCTGCAACTCCATTGAGATTGTGAAGTTGCCGGACATCTGAGCAAGGTCATCGTAGAAAGAAAGCTGCTCTTGAAGGTGTGCAAGATTCTCCTCAACGGCCTTATTTTCAAGTTCTCGCAGTTTTACGTCGCGCTCAAGGTAAGTTTCCTTCTGTTTCAGGGCTTTCAATTCTTCGCCCTGTGAAGCAGTGATGGAGCCTGCGCGTACCTGTTTTTCTATCTCATTAGTTACTTTTCGGAGCTGTTCCTCATATTTCTCCGTTACGGCAATCTTTTTGGCTGTAACGCTTTCCGTTTTGTCCAGCTTGAGCTGTTCTTCCAGCGCTTCAATATGAGATTTGGTGTTTTCAAGCGTTGTGTTGTATGTGCCTTGGGCATTTGCGGCTTTACTTGCAGAACCAGCACTTTTTTTACCGAAGTCCTCTATTTGTTTATTCAGGCTTGCAAGAATGGTGTTGTAACGCTCTATTTCTTCAGCAGAAGCGTTTATGCCCAATGCCCCCATTGATGATTTAAGAGCGGCCTTTTGGTCTATAAGTGCCTGAAGTCTCCCTTGTTGCGTATTCTTAAACGCATCATTAATTGCTTTTCTTCCAGCGTCTTGCGCCTTTCTTTGTTCACTTCTGCGTTTTTCTTCCGCTGCCGCCAGCCCTTGGAACGGGTCGTAATAATTGTCCTCTGACTCCATGATGGATTGGACTTTCTGGAGCCGTTCTTTATCATATTTTGAAACACCAATATCGGTATAATCTGCCGATATTCCAGCGTCTTTCAAAAACGCATACGCCGCACGCTGCTTGTCTCTCTGGAGGGCAAAAGCGTTGAAGGCTTCAAGCCCTGATGTAATAAACTGGATCGCAAACTTTGCCGGTTCGGTAGCAGCAAGATTGATCTTGAACTGCTCCCATGCCGAAAACATATTGTTCAAGCTGCCTTGAACAGTCTGCGCTGCCTTTTCGGCTGCACCAGCAAACTTGTCCTGCAATACAGCCGCAAGTTTTGGCAGCAAGTCTTCAGCTGTCAGCTTGCCATCGGCCATGAACTTGTCCAGTTCTTCCGTGGTCATGTTCATTGCTTTGGCGGCTAGCTGGAAAGCACCGGGCAATCTTTCGCCCAATTGCCCACGCAATTCTTCGGCCTGCACCTTGCCTTTTGAGACCATTTGCCCAAGAGCAAGGAACACGCCCTGCATCTGCTCGCCCGAAAGCTGCATGGCCGCGCCAGCATTGGAAACGGCCATATAAATTTCATTCATTTGTGGCGCGAGGGTTGTGTCCTTTGCGGCGGCAAAAAACGTTTTTGCGGCTTCGGCGCTGAGCATGAACTCCTGACCGACTGCCTTCGCCTGATCGCGCACAAACTCCAACTGAGCATCTGCGCCACTGCCAAAGATGCTGGCGTATGCTTGCCGCACGCGCTCAAAGGCCATTGCAGACTTAACGGCGGCCAGCTCAAAGTCTAGAACTTTTTTCGTAATTAAAGAGAAACTTATTATGCCGAGGCCGACAGCAGACGTAAGGCCGGACATGCTGGACTTGAGACTTCCTAAAATACTGGTTGTCCCGCGCATCTCATTATTCAGAGAGGCTATACGCTGCTGCATGGCAGCTTGAGCACGCGCAATATCCTGTGCGGAGGCCGTGCCGCTGTTCTTGAGCTGGTCAAAAGCGGCTTTAATGTCGGCTATCTGCCGCTTTATCTGATCAGAACTACGGATGCCCAGCTCACTAAAAGCCTTTTTTGCCGCAACGCCAGCCGCACCCATTTCCTGCGCCAGTTTCATAACTTCGGCATTGGTCATGCCTGTCTGGCGCTGAAGAGACCGCAATGCACGCTCTATGTCATTGATAGACTTTTGATTGAGGCCTGCAGAAATTGTTTGGCCCAACT